AATATATACATAATAAATGAGTGTAGGTTTAGAATTAGCAAAATTTGATATGAGGTCAATTAGTTTTAGACCCGATGAAAATAAAGGACCTGTTATTGTTCTTATCGGACGACGTGATACAGGTAAAAGTTTTTTAGTAAAAGACTTAATGTATTATCATCAAGATATTCCTATCGGGACAGTTATATCTGGTACAGAGGCAGGAAACGGTTTTTTTGGAGAGCATGTTCCTAAATTATTTATTCATGATGCTTACAATACGGCGATTATAGAAAATATTTTAAAACGACAAAAAGCCGTATTAAAACAGATGAAAAAGGAGATAGAATCTTATAAAAGAAGTACGATTGACCCTCGCACATTTGTTGTATTGGATGACTGTCTTTTTGACAATAAATGGACAAAAGATGTAATGATGCGTCTACTTTTCATGAACGGTCGTCATTGGAAGATCATGTTAGTAATTACTATGCAGTATCCTCTAGGTATTCCACCCAATTTGCGAACAAATATTGATTATGTTTTTATTCTGCGTGAACCATATATTGGAAATCGTAAAAGAATTTATGAAAACTATGCAGGTATGTTTCCAACATTTGAAAGTTTTTGTCAAGTTATGGACCAGTGTACGGAAAATTACGAATGCTTGGTAATTAATAATAATGCTAAGTCAAATAAATTGCATGACCAGATATTTTGGTATAAAGCGCAAACACATGGTCCGTTTAAATTGGGCGCAAAAGAATTCTGGGAGATGTCTAAAGATATTCATTCAGATGACGAGGAAGAACAGTATGACCCTGCAAATATTAAACGCAAAGGTCAGGGTCCAAAAATCAAAGTGAATAAAAACAAATGGTAATATATAAAACTCTAAAAAATTGATAAAAAAGATGTCATAATCTTTTTTTCGTTATCTTTTGATATGTTATTTGTATCAATATCATTGTTATCTAAGCTATGAACTGATCCGAGGCATACATTTGGAATATTAAAATAATTTGAAAGAAGTATAGTAACATAAATACTTTCTGAACCTATAAATAATTTATTAACATTATATTTTTCAACGGTATCATGCATTTCATATTTTAATTTTGTATTATCATAATTGTTTATAGTAACTGTATCATTGACTAGATACTTAGTTTTTACATATATATTAGTAGTTTCAATATAGTTCGGGAATTCTCTACTGTATTTATAATTTTTAAAATCGTTAGCTATAACAGCAGATGTTATTTGACAAATATTTTCAGATTTAAAATAGTTGCTGTATATAATAGATAAATCTACTATACATGATGGTTTTAATTTGGTAATAATATACTTTAGTTTTTCTAATAGATATTTTTTATTTTTGTATTTTCCAAAACTGCTTCTCGTCATAAAATAATAATTATCATCGTATACATAAATAACACCGTTTAATAATTTCATTTTTTTAGAATATTTCTTTATATTTCCAATAAAAAAACGAAAGTAATTTTCAATATGTAAGTTATCTATAATTATAAAAGCATTTTTAATATTTACTTCAAATTCTGCACTATCAAATTTACGAGAAAATGGTTTATTTTTACTATTTTCTATAAAATCTAATATCCACATATTTTCTGACAATTTTGCAGGTTTATGGGTAAAAATACTATTTATCCAATAATAATTTTTACCCTGTATTACTGAAGGAGACATAGTAACAATACTATCAATACCTAAAATATCTACTGAATATTTAACATTATTTATTTCTAATTGAACATATGTATGTATCAATTTTCCTGTATCATTTTCGAAATAATAATGATAACCATTTGGTGTTTTTTCATATACTGTATCTTTTGGAATTTTTTCAATTAAAAAATCTGCACTTTGTATTCCATCTTTTGTGTCTATATCTAATACTATATAATTATTCGGAATAAATCCGATAACATTTTTATTTTTAAACTCGCTCTTTATAGTTTCTTTTTTTAATTTTACATGTTTTAAAATATATTTTTTCTTTATTTCCTCGATATATAGAATATTATAATTTTTCACATTTAATCCCAAGTCGCGTAATTTATAAAAATCCGTTTTTAAATTATACATATATAATACATTTGATAGTGCCCTATATAATAGGTACAAGCATATAATAATAGCAGCTAAAATAAACAATAAACAAACTAAACGAATAAACACGTTACCAGAGTTAAATGATTTAAAATAATTACTTACTACATACTGTTTTACCTTTCTATTCATACCAATTAATAACAAAATATTATATATTAATGACATATAATATTTAACATATAATATTTAACATATAATATTTAATAGTTGATATCGCATTTTAATACTTTTTATTTTATTTTATTTTTTAATATTAGTTTTCAACATGCGTCAACTTTGACAAACCGTGGTCAGTGTTCTTATCAAGAACAACATTATCAGCTTCGAACATGCTCTTCTTAATATCGTCTACAGTTGCGTTCTCATCCAGTCCATCAAAGTTTGCAACATTTGAAATGCCGACCAACTCACCATCAGCATTAATCGTTTGCGTAAGTTTATTACCAGATTCCTCAGCTTTCTTCATATTCTCTTCAATGGCCTTCTGTCTAGCTTCACGCACACGTTTCTCAAACTCCTGTTTTGCAGTGTCTTCATTCTTCTTTTTGTCAGACATAAGTTGGTTAAGTGTCTCCTCCATATACTCGACGCGTCCAGTCTTATATGCCTCTGGATGAAATGGTACCCACATACCAACCTGTCCTACATAAATGTCATGATTCGGGTCAACTTCACGCAGCAATTTACAGCGAAGTTCTGCCTCGCCTTGTGTAGCAAAAACACCACGTACTTTAATACCTCGCGTAGACGTCTGAAACTCATGTTTCTCGCCGAATTTCTCCTCAAGTTCGTCCTCGTTGTTGTCCAAAAATGTTTTATAGTCGTCGCTAATTAGTGTTCCCGATGTTGCACGAATCGTCTCGCCCTCTTCCTTTGTAAATTCCTGGAAATCTGCAGTAAGTTTATCGAAAGAAAGAGAATACTTAAATGAGACGAAATTAAGAAACTGTGTAAATTTTTCCATGGACTTTTTATAATCCCACTGCTTCACAAACTGCTCAAAAAGAAATTGCTCCTTCTGTTTAATAATATGTTCCGGAGAAACGAATGAAAGACATACAAATTTTTGACCAGCAATCGGTTTATCTTCCTCCAAAAGATCGGCATATTTGGGATTTTCTTTTCCATCGGGCAAATATTTAGGAGTAACTCCCTTTGGTAAACTATTAGGTTGAGACATTATAAGTATAATTATAATATATATTTAAATAATAATTTTAAGTTAGTTTAACCATTTATTAATTTATGTAGTTTACATTTATTTTCATTATTAAATTAAAAATACATGTTTAATAATATATCAAATATCAAATATAAAATATAAAATATAAACTATAAAATATAAATATATCGAATATTATATAATATTTTTTTCTACATTATATTTATAATGTACGGAACACTTGATTTTAGTGAGCTTTTTAAGCGCTTTATTAAGTATATTATCGAAGGTCTTTGCGTCGCGATAGTTGCTTACTCTATACCATCTCGCACTCTTAAATTGGACGAAATTGCGTTGATTTCTCTTGTAGCTGCCGCCACCTTCGCTATTCTTGATGTTTATGTCCCCACTTTAGCCGTTTCTGCTAGAACAGGCGCTGGTTTCGGTATCGGTGCTAACCTTGTTGGCTTTCCCACCCCTCTGAAGCTTTAAACTTTAAATTTTAAATAAGATAAAGGCGATTATTTAAGGGTTGGTATTTATTATTTATTATTTAATATTCATTATTCATTATTTAAATAATAAATAACTATTACTTACATGTATAAAATATTATTCTGTCTTTAATATAACAATGGCTGATAGTAGTGATGATAGCGATACTGATGATAGTATTGGTAGTCGTAGGAGTAGGAGTAGGAGTCCACTAGAACAAATGGTAAAATTGGCGCAAATATTTATAATAAAAATAAATCCAGATAATTCTATTGCAAGTATTGCACCATGGGATGGAAAAGAACCAGGTATAAATGACAGGTTAGTTGCATATGGCGTTAAAATATCCGACAATACATACGACGCTTATATTCCTATTGACTTGAAAGCACATAC